CCAGCAATAGGCTTATCGCTTATCATTGTTGCGCTGACACGGATGACCAAATTGCTAGGCTCTTGACCATATTCTTTGCGATATAGCTTCACAAGCTTTGCTTCACGAGTAGGAAGCCAATGCTTTATTTCTGGCGTTCTTTCTGCTGTCAAAACAATTGCACGCAACATTGCAACAGATTGTAAATCGCCACTATCAAACCAACGGTGAAAGTTTACGCCTAGTTTTTTACAGCCTCTTTCTATTTGGAAAGCTTGCATCTTAGCCCAAAGCTTAGGGTTTTCTTCAATCATTTTAACGGCTTTGAATAGGTTATTTGTCCAACCAGTATCAACGGACGGGCGAAGCTTTTGAAGTTTAAGAGCATAACAGCGAGAACAGGTAGAACCTTCAATATCGACAAGCTTGCCGCCCACATTGCAATGCTTTGCGCTTATAGCAAATGTCGTGCTTGGCATTTTAGTATTGCCCAAAGAAACCTTGCCGCTTTCTTCAATTGCTTTTTTAAGTGTTAGCTTTTCCATCTGTTTAAAACCTTTTGTTTTGTTGCGTTCTGAAACCATACTTAGAAACAAAAAAGAAAGATGCAAGACAAGCAGCCGATTTGAAACATTTCGTGATGACCGTCCTGGTTGTATCGAGATCATCTTAAGGTTGACCTGGATTTGTATATTATAAAGAGTAAGCTTTTTGTGATCACATATCGTATTCATCTTTTGGAATGTGTTAGGGTTCTTATAGATGCTTTATTCTTTTGTGATCACAGGCTAAAAATTTCTGGAAGTAAACAAAAGGTTTAACGTTAAACTAGTTTTTAAATAATGGTTTAATACTAAACTACCTCGATAAGTAAATAGTTTAATGTTAAACTACTTTTTGTTTAAGGTTGAACTATACGTATTAACATATTGATATATAAAGATAATTGAATATGTACCGTGTGTCTTACATCGAGCGGGGGGCGTGGGCCAGGGCGGGGGTGTACGCTATATGTACATGACCTTTGACAGCGGGGGGTTGTATACAACTGTTAACCACATTGTATTTTTGATGGTTTACAACTGTAACATTCTGTAACATTTGGTGAGATACAGAGGCAGAGGTAACATACTTGTAACAATTGAAACAATTCGTGATCAACTTTTGTGTAACTTAGGGGTTGACAAAAGGGCGGGTATCTATATAATTAATACTGTTAGTATATACCTACAGTAAGTAACGGTATGTACTATTAGTAGATACTTGTAAGTAGTACTGTTGGTTACTACTAGTAGTCTTATACTTCTTATACTTATAATACTTATAATACTACTAGTATCTACCAACAGTACCTACTGTTATTCTTCTATCTATTCTATAAAAAGTAAAATATAATTTTAGATCTGCATTTAGATGTTGACAGATGCAGACTATTGGATACAACTAGTGGTGCATTGGTTTTCATATCATGTCTAAAAGAGTAAAGTACTACCAGTCAGACAAAGTACTAGAAGAGTTCTACAAGGCTTTAGCTGATGGTAACGAAAGAATCCTTAAAAGAGTACACATACCTCATAGTTCAGTCTTCTATGCTAGAGAGGCCTACCTTCAGTATTCTGGTAAGTGGGTATCTTTGGACAGAATGGAAAGATCTATGTACTTAGAGGGAATGCTCGATAGGTTTAATGTTCTAGATCCTGACAGAAAGAGGGAGTGGGAATAATGACGGTAGCAATGGAACGCATTTTAGCTTGGAAGCTTTTACCAAGACTGATGATGCTAGTTATGACTCTTATGTACATCAGGGTCATCGAGTGGTTTATGTCTTTACCACCAGAGGCTATGACTTCTCAGGCAACTGCACTCACTGCCACTGTCACAGGAGCATTAACAGGAGCCTTTGCTGTTTGGTTAGGGAACGAGAAGTAACATGATTGGACAAATTTTAGGGGCAGTAGGTGGGTTAGCTTCTACTTACTTAGATGGTAAGGTAGCAATACAGAAAGCTAATGCTGAGATTAAACTTAAGCAAGCTACCGGTGAGATCGATTGGGACTTAGCTGCTATACAGGCTACACAGAATAGCTGGAAGGATGAGTGGATAACCCTACTGTTCAGTATTCCCCTGATACTAGCCTTTTGTGGTGATTGGGGTAATGCTATAGTACAGGCTGGTTTTGCAGCACTTGAGACTATGCCTATTTGGTATCAGTATTCCCTTGGTGGGATTGTAAGTGCCTCAATAGGAATTAGATCAGTAAGTAAATTTTTCGGGAAATAATAATGCATAAGAACTTTGAGAATTGTTTGGAGATGTTGCTACACCACGAAGGTGGCTTTGTGAATCATCCTCAAGATCCAGGTGGTATGACTAACCTTGGGGTGACTAAGGCTGTGTATGATAAGTGGATTGGGCGTGAGTCTACCAAGACTGAGATGATGGACCTAAAGCCTGATGATGTAGCTCCTATTTACAAGAAGAATTATTGGGATAGAGTAAGAGGAGATGATCTTCCCAGTGGTGTAGATTGGTGCGCATTTGATTGGGCTGTTAATTCTGGTAGTGGCAGACCTGCTAAGGCTATTCAACGTGCTGTAGGGGCTGCAGCCGATGGAGCTATCGGTCCTATGACCCTGCAAGCTATTATGAATAAAGATCCTAAAATGATTATTGAAAGTGTCTATGCCCAACGCCAGAAGTTCTATGAGTCTCTTCGTACCTTTGAGACTTTTGGAAGGGGCTGGACTAGAAGAAATAAAGAGACCTTAGATCAAGCTCTGAGCATGGTGTAGCAGTATGGCTATACCTGAACGAGTTAAATCTGCTATGGAAAGAGAGGGACTCTCAGGTGTTAATAAACCTAAGAGAACTCCTAAGCATCCTACTAAGTCCCATGTTGTTATGGCTTCTGAGGGTGGTAAGTATAAGCTCATTAGGTTTGGTCAACAGGGTGTAAAGACAAATCAGACGGCAGGTCAAAGAGAAGCCTTTAAGTCTAGACACGCCAAGAATATCAAAAGAGGAAAACTGTCAGCTGCTTACTGGGCTGATAAGGTTAAATGGAGTTCTTCTAAAACTAAATCACCCTCAAAGAAATGGGTAAAGGGGTCATAATGAAGTTAGGATTAATGCTTGGGGGTAGTGTACCAGAGGTAGACCCCAAGAACAAAGATCGTGCTGAAGAGTATTGGATGTATGGAGCATCTGAAGAAGAGTTAGCAAAGGCTTGGGATAAGGACATCGAGTACGCTAAACTCAAAAAGTGTGGTAACTGCGATTACTTTGATAACAGAGCTAGAACTCTAAAGGCTCTGAATGGTGAGTCAGGGTTGGGTGCTTGCATTAAGTTCAAGTTTATGTGTTCTCAGGAAGCTTCTTGCCAAGCTTGGGAGTGTAAAGACATGGGCTTAGAAGAAGCAATGGTCTGATGTGGTTAGCTGTTCTCCTAGCTTGTTCAGGGCCAATAGCTACTACCTGTGATATTCTAGTAAGAACAGGTGGTATGTTTAATTCTCAGGAAGAATGCAGAAAAGAAGTAGCAGCTGTAGGCGCTGAGTTAACTAAGAACGGTTTGTACATACGGGGCGAGTGCTACAAGTTAAATATAGGTTCTAAAGTTTAATGACTCTTATCTCGCATTTTCCTTTACCCAGTATGCCCTTTCAAACTCATGAGAACATAATCTTCGAGAAAGCAGATAAGGATAGATCTAGTCGAAATAACGAAGAGTATAAGGTAGAAGAACCTAACAGGATTACTCCTGATACACCCGTAGAAGATCTAAAGGTGGTTAATCAGATGTATGCTTATAATCCTAACCCAAACAAACTACGTACACCTGATGGACAGATCGTAGATTTTATAATAGCGTGAGAGAGTACCAATGCCAGTAAGAAAAGTACCAGGTGGATTTCAGTGGGGAACAACTGGTAAGGTTTATAAAACTAGAGGTTGGGCAGAGCGCCAAGGAAGAGCTATAAAAGCTTCTGGTTATTCTAAGGGTGGTGATACAGTTAATGCAGCGGGTAATTATACTAAGCCTGGTATGCGTAGGCGTCTTGTTAGCTCTATCAAAGCTGGCGGCAAAGGTGGAAAGCCAGGGCAGTGGTCAGCTAGAAAAGCCCAGATGGTCGCAAAACAATATAAAGCGAAAGGGGGAGGATATAAAAGTTGAAGTCCTTCCAAGATTAAATGAGTAAAGCAAAGTCTCAACAAAGCCTAACTAACTGGACCAAACAAAAGTGGCGCACTAAAAGTGGCAAGCCTAGTGCTAAAACTGGTGAAAGGTATTTACCTTCTAAGGCTATTGATGCTCTTAGTGATAGTGAGTACGCAGCCACTACTAAAGCAAAACGACAAGGCACTAAGGCAGGTAAGCAGTTTGTGGCTCAACCTAAAAAGATCGCAAAAAAAGTAAAACCATTCAGAGCAAACAAGGGTACACTAGCAATGAGAACTCCTACGGCAGACCAGAAGGGTCTTAAAAAACTTCCTACTTCAGTAAGAAATAAAATGGGATACATGTCTAAGGGCGGTATGTCCAAGAAGTCAGGCTACATGGGTGGTGGCATGACTAAAAAGAAATCAGGCTATAAAGCAGGCGGTGTTATCCAAGCCAAATGCGGCGCATCATATAAGGGCTAAGACAATGGCAACATCAAGTGCATTTAAAATTCTAATTCAAATCGGTAAAAAGATTCTTGGAACCAACAGTAAGAAGGTTGCGGATGACTTAGTAAGACAAGGTGGTAAGAGAGTTCCTAAAAGTAAAGTACCAGCAGATGCTAAGATTACTAAGGCTCCTACTTTACCAAACCCAAGGTCTTCTAGTACAGGTCAGTTCAGAAAGAACCAACCACCAGCTTATAGACCAAAGACAGACCCGAAGGTTTCTTCTAATACTCGTACAGCACCAGCTAAACCAAGTGGATCAGGTACTTCGGTATCTGCTGCTTCTCCTAAAAAGCCAAGTGTACCAGCTAAGCCAAGCCCTAAGCCTTCAACTTCTACTAAGGCACCGACAAGAAAGAAGCCTCCTTTGATGCCTAAAGGACCAGGTGGTGTAACCTATCCTAAGCGTCCTACTCTTCCTAAAAAATCCCCAGCGGCTGCTGGACTTCGAGCATCAACTCTTGAAGGTGGACCAGAAGTAGATACAGTATCAGCTACTCCACCTAAGAAAACTAGGGCAAAGCCTAAAACTACAGCACCTGTTAAGAAGACAGCACCTGCAAGAGATCCTAGTAACACACCTACTCGCAGGGAAGATACTAAAAAGAATACGCCAGTTAGACCAAAGAAGCGTCCAGCAGCTGGTCCAACAACCAATGAGTCTTTTGGTAAAGCGTTTGCTAGAAACAGAAAAGCTGGTAATCCTACGTTTACTTGGAATAATAAGAAGTACACGACAAGGTACAAAGAAGAAACCATTAAACAACATAAGAAAAAGTTTGGTGTAGAAGGTAAGTATTAAGTGAATGCCTGATCTAAGTAAGTCAAAGTTTCACACACAAGGGTACACTATTGCATCTACTTCGGCAGATGCTAGTGCTACCGCTGTGTATACTTGCCCTGCTAACTTTAGTGCCATTACTAGGTATCTACACATTAGTAATAGTTCTACTTCTACTAAGAAAGTGTTTGTACAGTTCTATCATGCCGACGATAACGAGTATCATTACATAGCTAATGGACTTAGTATGGCAGGACACTCTGTAGTTAATCTAGTTGATGGTGGATACTTTAACTTACACTCAGGTGATAAGATTATGGTATATGGTGAAACTACTAATACTATGGAAGTGCTTGTTTCAGTAGAAGAGTACTTTGATCCGAATCGTAGATAATGCATAACGGGGTTGCAATCTTATCTATAGTATGATATAACTATTCGTATATAACTAGTCTCCAGTTGGTATCCTAGCCAACATGCACAAATTAACTGGAGATTTAGAAATATGTTTAGAAACTTACTAACACGCTTTCAAGAGCATCAACAACGTAGAGCAGACTACTGGGTTCTTATGAACCTCAAAGACAAAGACCTTCACGATATGGGTATTTCCCGTGGTGAGATTTACAATAAGGTCTTTGGTCAAAACCAGTAAGACTACAAAGGACTTGTTTATGGCAAGACAGCTAACTGAAAAACAACAGAAGTTCTTAGATGTTCTGTTTGATGAAGCCAGAGGTGATCCTGTTAAAGCTAAAAAGCTTGCAGGATACGCCGAAGGTGTAGCTACAGCACAGGTTGTAGGAGCTATTGAAGATGAGATTGTTGAGAGAACTAAAAAATTTATTGCTCAGTCATCCACCAAGGCTGCGTATACTATGTTTAGTGTAATGGCTGATCCAACAGATCTAGGTGTCAAAGAAAAGATGACAGCAGCTAAGGACATTTTAGATCGAGCAGGTTTTACTAAGACAGACAAGATAGAGGTTAAAGCATCAGAGCCTCTATTTATTTTACCATCAAAAGATAGTGATGCCGAAGATTAAAACTGCTAGAGCGTCTGAAGCAAAGTATCCAGCTAAGATAGACTGGCAGATACCACTACGAGGAGAAAGCGGAGAGTGGTATCCGATTATACGAGTTGGAAGACATGTACCCTTTGGATACAAACAGGATGAAGAAGATCCTGATTTATTAATACCCTTACCAGAAGAATTAGAACTTTTAGAAAAAGCAAAACTATTCCTACGAGAGTACAGCCTAAGGCAAGTAGCTAAGTGGTTATCTCAACAGTCAGGTAGGTATATATCACATGTAGGGTTAGACAAACGTGTCAGGATCGAAGAAAAGCGCAGACGAGCTTCCTCTAGCTATAGGAAGTATGCCAAAAAGTATAAAGAAGCGGCAAGGAAAGCGGAGAAAATCGAAAAAGAAAGAATTGGTGGTAGAGCTGCCAAAAGAATCTTTGGAGACAGTGAGTCAGACCCCAGCAGTTCCGAAGCCAGCTGATGCAGACTTAGAGCAAGTTAAGCAAGATATTATCTTTGAGCCTAACCCTGGTCCTCAAACAAACTTCTTAGCCGCTACAGAACAAGAAGTACTTTACGGTGGTGCCGCTGGTGGTGGTAAGTCGTATAGTCTAGTAGCTGATCCAGTGCGATACTTAAACAACCCTAACGCTAGGATGTTAATTGTACGGAGAAGCACAGAAGAGTTAAGAGAACTTATCTCAGTGTCTAAGCAGCTATACCCAAGGGCTATACCAGGTATTAAGTTTATGGAACGAGATAAGACTTGGGTAGCTCCTAGTGGTGCAACTCTCTGGATGTCTTACCTAGACCGTGACGATGACGTTATGAGATACCAAGGTCAGGCCTTCAACTGGATTGGCTTTGACGAACTCACGCAGTGGCCTTCAGACTACTCCTGGAACTACATGCGTTCAAGGCTACGTACTACAAAAGCTTCGGGGTTACCCTTATACATGAGGGCTACGAGTAACCCAGGGGGTCCAGGTCATCAATGGGTTAAAAGAACCTTCATTGATCCAGGTACTCCTAATCGTGCATTTTGGGCTACAGATCAAGATGGAGAAACTATCTGTTGGCCTAAAGGACATAGCAGGGAAGGTGATCCTCTATTTAAGAGAAAGTTTATTCCTGCGACTTTGTTTGATAATCCTTACCTGTCTGATGACGGGATGTACGAAGCCAACCTACTCTCTCTGCCTGAGCACCAAAGAAGGCAGTTGCTTGAGGGAGACTGGGACATTAATGAAGGGGCCGCTTTTCCTGAATTTACTCGTAAAGTACATGTGGTAGAACCTTATGAGATACCTCAAAGCTGGCCTAGGTTTAGAGCAGCTGACTACGGATACGGATCTTACAGTGCTGTTGTTTGGTTTGCTGTTGCCCCAGATGAACAGCTTATAGTCTATCGGGAACTTTACGTATCTAAAGTACTAGCAACTGATTTAGCTGATATGGTTTTAGAACTTGAATCAGATGAGAAAATAAGATATGGTGTTCTGGATAGTTCTTTATGGCATAAGCGTGGTGACACTGGGCCATCACTGGCTGAACAAATGATAGTTAAAGGTTGTAGGTGGAGACCAGCAGATAGATCTAAAGGTTCTCGTATAGCAGGTAAAAACGAATTACACAGAAGACTGCAGGTAGATGAGTTTACTGAAGAGCCTCGATTAGTTTTCTTTAGTACTTGCTACAATACGATAGCTCAACTACCCGCCTTGCCTATAGATAAAAACAACCCTGAAGATGTAGACACAAAAGCAGAAGATCACGTATACGATGCATTACGGTATGGGATTATGACAAGACCTAGAAGTAACTTGTTTGACTTTGACTCTAGCTCACAACGTACAGGCTTTCAGGCAGCAGACTCAACGTTTGGATATTAAGGAATACTTATGGAAGAAGATGACATCTTAGCTGAAGAAGTCTATATGGAAGATGCTGAAGTATCTTACATTGAGGATACCGAAGAGAATGATACTAGTGATCCTCTAGTAGGTACTATTGTAGGTTATATCCAACAACGTTTTAGTAAAGCTGAGACTGCTCGAAATGGAGAAGAGCAACGCTGGATTAGAGCTTATAGAAACTACAGGGGTCTGTATGGACCAGATGTCCAGTTTACCTCTACTGAAAAGTCTAGAGTGTTTGTTAAAGTCACAAAGACTAAAGTTCTAGCTGCTTACGGTCAGATTGTAGAAGTTCTTTTTGGAGCTAACAAGTTTCCTATTAGTATTGACCCCACTATCTTACCCGATGGTGTAACAGAAGCTGTTCGTCTTGAGACAGAAGACTCTGTTAAGAAAATGAATGAGCAACAAGCCCCTGAGGATCAAGGCGTTCCAACCTTAGAGCCAGGTGAAACTCTTGTAGATTTTAGAGAAAGACTAGCTGGACTAAAAGAAAAACTAGCACCCGTAGAAGAAAACCTTATGGAAGGTGAAGCTGAGTCACCTACTCAAATTACTTTTCATCCAGCTATGATTTCCGCTAAGAAAATGGAGAAGAAGATCCATGATCAACTAGAGGAATCAAACGCTAGAAAAGAACTACGTACAGCAGCCTTTGAGTGTGCACTGTTTGGTACAGGCATTATGAAAGGTCCGTTTGCTGTAGACAAGGAGTACCCCAACTGGTCTGAAGAAGGAGACTACTCACCTCTTATTAAGACTGTACCTAAGTGCTCCTCTGTTTCTATATGGAACTTCTACCCAGATCCTGATGCATCTAACATGGATGACGCAGAGTATATCATCGAGCGTCACAAGATGTCTCGTACTCAACTCAGAGCACTTAAGAACAGACCTTTCTTCCGCACAAACTCTATTGATACAGCAATCTCTATGGGTGAATCCTACACTAAAGAGTGGTGGGAACAAGCTATGGACGATGATGAGCAGGAGTCACGCAGTGAACGCTTTGAAGTCTTAGAGTTCTGGGGTTACATGGATACTGAGATTCTAAAGGATCAAAACGTAGACATCCCAGAAGATATGGAAGATGTGGATCAAGTCTCTGTAAACGTATGGATCTGCAATGGGCAGGTTCTCCGTTTAGTTCTTAATCCATTTACACCTTCTTACATTCCTTACTACGCTGTACCTTACGAAGTTAATCCTTACAGCTTCTTTGGTGTAGGTATTGCTGAGAATATGGACGATACGCAGACTTTGATGAATGGCTTTATGAGAATGGCAGTTGACAATGCCGCCTTATCTGGCAATCTTATCATCGAGGTTGACGAGACAAATCTCGTCCCAGGGCAAGACCTCTCCGTGTACCCTGGCAAGGTGTTTAGGAGACAGGGAGGGGCGCCTGGTCAAGGAATCTTTGGGACCAAGTTTCCCAATGTATCTAATGAGAACATGCAACTCTTCGATAAGGCGAGGGTATTAGCAGATGAATCAACAGGGTTCCCGTCTTTTGCACATGGTCAAACAGGGGTTAGCGGTGTTGGTAGGACTGCAAGCGGTATTAGTATGCTTATGTCTGCTGCTAATGGTTCTATTCGTAATGTGGTTAAGAACGTAGACGATTACTTACTTTCTCCATTAGGTAAAGCTTTCTTTAACTTTAATATGCAGTTTGATTTTGATCAAGAGATTAAAGGTGATTTAGAAGTTAAAGCACAAGGTACTGAAAGCTTAATGGCTAATGAAGTTCGCAGCCAGCGTTTACTTCAGTTCTTACAGATTACCCAGAATCCAACTTTAGCTCCGTTCTCTAAGATGGATTACATTATCAGAGAGATTGCTAAGTCTATGGATCTTGATCCCGATAAGGTAGTCAACTCGATGGCTGATGCTAGACTACAAGCAGAACTTCTAAAAGAGTTCCAAGCTCAAAATCCTGAAGCAAAACCTCAGCAAGGTGTACCCTCACCTCAGGGTGGCCCTCAGGGAGCGGGAGCAGCCCCTAGAGTACAGGATACTTCTGGAGCAGGGGGTGGTAACATAGGAACTGGTACAGCGCCTCAGCCAGGAGAACAGGGCTTCTCAGGTAATACAGGGCAGCAAGGTGCTGCATGAACTTAAAGTTAGTAGTTAATAACAAAGACTCTTGGGATGCGATGCTAGAAGAGTTAGAGGTTCGCATCCAGTTTGCTTACAAACAGCTAGAACAACGAACAGAAGTAGAGGAACTATACAGACTTCAAGGTGAAGTACGTGCTCTACGATCTTTGACTCGCTTGAGGGATAAAGTAAATGGCGGCTCCTAAAA